TCCAGGGAGCGTTGACCACTTGGTCTGGCGGAGGGTACACCGCTGGTCTGAAAGCCGACCCAGCCGACCACGGCATCCTCACCGCCCTGGCCGCTGACTTGTCGGGTGCCCAGCCTGAAATGACCTTTGAGGAGGCCATTGCGGCAACGGCTACGACTACGACCCCGACCACAACCCCGACGGGAACTATGCCGGGTATTTGGCCCTTTGGCTCTACGTCTGATGGCCCGGTGTCTACCGATATAAAGCCGGGGTTCATCGTCCAGGTCACACCGCAGGATGAGTGGGTGAGCGGGCAGTCCTACACCCCGTCCCCAACCTTCTACTACGTTCAGCCGACCAACTCCACCACCTCCGGGGAAGGGCCGTCAGTTTTCTGGCAGATAACCGGGATGGACGCAGACCAGATCAACGAGATTGTCGAAGGGAACGACAACTACGGAGAGACCCAGAACTGGGACCAGGCCACATGGAACGCAATGGTCGCCCACACCTTCACAGACGGTGTCGGCACTGAGTGGCAGATGTGGCGGCCTAGTGCTGCGACCGTAAACGCTCAGGGTCTTGGACCTGACGGGTTCAGGTTCGATGTTTCCGGGCCAGACGAGGGGCCTCAACTGGTGACAGTTGAGGAGTTCGTGCAAGACCTTGCCGTCACGTTGGGGCTGATGGGGACAGCAGCGTGGACCGACGAAGGGGTCCAGGCGGTACTAGCCAGGGTTATCTCCGAACCGTCCCTGCTGGGGCAGGAGTACCTCTTTGACCTGTTCAACGACACGAAGTTCGCTCAGAATAGGAGCGGATCGCAGGAGGCGTGGGACAAGGCCAGAGGCAACCTGATTGACGGCAAATGGACCGGCACTAGGGGGGACCTAGTCAACAGACTGTTTGACGGGTCGGAGGGTGGCCTGGTCCAGGCGTGGCAGTCCTACAACAGCATGTCTGATGACCTCACCACCCCCGACATTCGGGAAGACCAGGTTTCCCTAGAAGTGCGGAACCGCCTGTATGCCAACGCCGTGTCTATTGCCCAGGGAACCATGACATGGTGGACGGCGATTGAGAGCATCCAGGACTACGCAGGTGAGGCGGGAGGGGACAATCTCTGGAAGCAGCACAACCGGAAGGTCCAGCGCCAGACCGGCCAGTACGACGTTGACCTAGATGGCAAGGCCTGGGAGATCGAACAGTTTGAGCAACAGTGGGGGTTGCACAGTCCCGGTGCTGAAGGCGGCATGCGCCTAGGGGTTATCGACCAGGCCAGAGAGGTTCTCTCTAACAGCATGTCGATGGCCGATGTGAAGCAGTCTATTATGGATTCAGCCAACGAACTGTACCCAAACAAGCCGTCGCTGGTGCCGACCTATTTGTGGGCGGAGCCGTGGGTCAATGCTTACAACGGTCTGATGCCGACATCTGCTGGGCCCGCCGGTTCGGCTGGGAGTATGTATAACACGATGGTGAACCAGGCCTTGCGGGACAACACGGGCATTGAGGACTTTGAGCAGACTTTGAGGGGAACGGATGATTGGAAGAACTCCAACAAGGGTGTCGCTGGGTATCGGCAGATGTTCGACGTGTTGGGTGATGCGTTCGGCTTTGCCGGGCAGAGAGGTTATGGCAGGTAATGGCTGTTACGCCTGACGGTAGGATTTTCGCTCCGATCTTTGAGGGGCAGACGACTGACGACCCGACAGCGGTGGCGGCTATGGCCGCTGATCCGAACGCCAAGTTCCATCCTGAATACATCATGTCTCATGGTGGTGGTTGGTCTGACCCGTTCACCAATGAACGAATCGGCGGGGTGCAGGACAAGTTCGGTATTACTAACAAGTGGTCTCAGGACCCGGCTCACCAGTTTGAGGGGTTCAACGAGGCGGGTGCCCCGGTCAACCCGGACGGCACTCCCCGGAATCCGATGGAGGTGAATCGGAACATCACCCGAACCATCGGGGATACTTCTGGCTTTGCCGATGTGGCGCAGGGAATGTACGACAAGAATATGGCCAGAGCGGAACAGCAGAACTGGTGGCCTAACCCGTCTATGGCCCCACAGGAGGACCAGGACCGGTGGCTGGATGAGGCACGAATGGCAGCCGCATCGCCTAACCAGTCTCTAGGGGATCGGGCCCGTGGTGGCCGTCAGGGCATGAACCCGTGGGAGGTGCTGGCCCAGGTCATTGAGATAGCACTCAGCGATTTCGGCCAGAGTGCCCTGACCGCTCCGATCACTGCGTCGGATGTGGACGGGTGGTCTGCCCGTATCGCTGCCGCTGGGACCGGGTACCAGCAGTTTCAAGAGGCCAGAAGCATCCGATCCGACATCCTGGAATGGCGGGTGGGGAGAGATGCGGTAAAGAGCCAGTACGGGGTGACCGACGAACAGGTCGACGCCCTGATGAGCGGCACGGGGGACATCAAGCATTTCAGGAACACCGGGGATGTCATCACCCACAACACTGACGGTACCGGGTACTCAACGGTTCTCCCGGACGGAACAGTGAATGCGCCACCTGACAGCGCCGCTGAGAACGATGCCATGGGGTTTATTTTGGAGCATTACCCGTGGGCTGAGGGCCTGGGGTTGGTCGACATGATCGTGGAGGCCGTGGAAGCAGGCACTGATGCCAACGTCTTGTTGGCACAGGTCCGCAACACCCCGCAGTGGAAGGCCACATTCCCGGCGATCAAAGACGACCAGGGCCGAATGAGGTTCAAGAACGAGAACGATTACATCACCCGCATCCGTGATTACCAGGGGGTTCTACGGGACGCCGGGATGTTGAACGAGGCCACAGAAAACCCGTTGGACTATGCGGCCCTCATAGAACGAGGCATAGACCACACCGAACTGTCTTCACGAATAAACGAATACCAGACTCTTTCCGAACACAGTCAGGGGGTTCGTGCAGCGTTCCGGGTGTACGCCAACATGGACGTTTCCAACGACCAGTTGTACCAGGCGATTGTTGACCCGGAAGCGTCAGAAGCGTTGATCGGGGAATACAACCGGAACATCCTGTCGGCGGACTTCTCCTACGAAGACTTCGTGGCCCGGGCTACCGACTTCTCCCTACAGGCCGCTTTGGAAACCATTTCCGAAATGGAAATAGATGGAACGGTCCCTGTTGGGACGGTGGCCAGGATTCGTGGCTTGGACACCGACCAGGCCCAGGCGCTGGTGGAGGCCCTATATTTGGGGGACTCAGCCGACGGTGAGGCGTTCCTGGACTTGGATGAGATAGTCCAGTCTGTCCAGTACGCCCTCATCGGTGGTGCTGCTGAGGAGGCGGGCCTGGTGGCACCTACGTTGGAGCGTGTCAAGGAAATCAGAAACGCTGGGATAACGAGAGCGAAGGCTTTGACAGCCTACGGTCAATACGCCAACCAGGGTGACCTGATGAACTCCATGATCTCCAGGACCAATATGACTGCTGACAGGTTCACTCAACAGGACTTTGAGGAGGCACGGTTCCTGGCTAGGCCGGAGGAAACTGACCTGCTGGTCAGAGGCGTCCAGGCCGAACAGGCCCTGACGGCTCCTTCCGGCCAGTTCGGTACAACCGCCGCCCGTGGCGGGCGGTTGGCGCAGCCTGGACGAAGGGGAGCCGGGGCTCGCTATTGACACGCTGTGTCAGGTATACTTAGATACACACATCCTTCTGGGTACCCCTGGGGTTCAGAAGCGTAAGAGACCAGGAGCAACATATGCCATCTGATACCGACGAAGCGATTTCTGAGATGTCGGGAGGCACCCTCCGGCAAAAGTTGGAGGAAACGCTAGAACAGAACAAATCGCTTAGAGGCGAACTTACTGGCCTGAAAGCCCAAGAGGTTATTCAGCAGCACGGTTTGTCGCTTGTGAAGCCCACGGATCTGGACGGCGTCGACATAGGCCAACTTGAGGAGCGGGCCAGGGAGATCCATGAGGATCGTCGTGGTCAGCAAATGGAGTTGGCTAGGGACCTGCTAGCAAGGCGGGGTTTTGAGGGCGATGAGTTGGATCGTCAGGTTGAGGATTTCCTTGGCCCGGCACCTGATTCTGGTTCTCATACCGATGCTGAGGCATTTGACAGGGCTCGCAAGGTGGGCGCAATGTCCGGCCAGCCAACTCCGGTGATGAACCCGGAGAAACTGACCGGTGTTCAGGCCATTGAGTGGGCGCTGGAGAATAAGCCCAGTAAGCGCCGTAGTTAGAGGGTCCCAATAATCACCCACTAACCACAGGAAGGCAAACGATATGCCGACAGGCAGCGTGACCCTCCTTGAAGCGGCTAAATATGGTGACGATCAGTTGAAGCGTGGGGTCATTGAGACCCTGATTCAGGAATCTCCGATTCTTGAAATGCTTCCTCAGACCTCCATCTCTGGAAACGCTCTCAAGGTTCAGGTCGAAAACAGCCTGCCGACTCCCGCATTTCGTGACGTGAACGAATCCTACACAAGGTCATTCGGCACGGACACGGAGCGGTATTTCGGTACGGCTATCCTTGGTGGCGAGGTATTTGTCGATAACTACCTTGTCAGAGTCCGTGGGAA